GCTCGCTCCAAGTTCTGAATGGGTTGTAAAATTTCTCTAATTGTGGGATGAAAACTTCTCCGCTAAGGTCAGTTATTGATTGAATTTTCCTTTCTATTTCCTGTACATCAAATTCATTCATATCAAAACCAACACTCAAGTAACGTAAGTAGGACTGCCGGTCATCTCGACCTTTGTGCCACGTTCTGCTTTTATCAGCATACTTATCGTACTCTGTATGTTTTCCCTCCTCCCCAAGTTCGATCATTTTCCTCGCCAAGACATCCCAAATAGGGAGTCCTTCAGCCCAGGATAATAGACACTTACCTTTGGAATAACACAACTGTTTCCTAATCTTGAGTTTTGTTTCAAGACTCCATGAATCATGGAGTTTTGTTGTCCAGCTTATTGTTTGAATAACTCTCAAAGGAATCCTAGTCATGCGCAAATTTCCATACTCATCTTCAAAGAAATGATTAGATAGGTACGGCATGTCGAGAATGTCTCCAGTAACCTTATCTGTACAAATCTTGCCTAATCCGTGTGTCTGTTCCACTTTAGTGTCGGTGAACAACTTCTTGTGTGCTTCTTCATACTGTGTTATATATTTAGAGCTAACACGTACGAGGAAATCATCACCCTTTGCCATAATGAAGTATCTGTCTTCGGGTATTCCTGCCTCATACATACAAAACTCATAATAAGCACATGATAGAATGGTATTAGCAAGCGTAGTCCAACCATCCCCAGACGCTCTTCCATCAGCAACATAACTGAATCCTCTATTGTCAACGTAGACTCGAAGCTGATATGATTTATCGAGTGCTATTTGCAAGTCTTCAACACTTAGAGGATCAATAAACGTTGTGTTCCTATGTACAGCCATTCTCATCATCAAGTCATACACCAATGCATTATCCTGTTGTAGCATTGTCATGTCATAACCAGAAAAGTCATATGAGCTGTCAACTCCGTCTGGGATATCGCAACGTGCCCTATTTAGGGCTGCACAAATTTGTATCCAATTCTTCCTCCCACAATAATGTTTATTTTTCCTATCCATTAGACCGTCCATGGCGTTACAAAATGCATTTGCCATCACCTTCTTAGCATCTAATGGTCCACAAATTTGCCTCTCTTTAACCTTATTATCAGGAGTATCTTTATATTCGTGCAATACGTCAGATATCTGTTGTTCTATTTTTGCAAAGGCTTCATAAGGCATGTGTTCCTTCTTCAAGTCAGCATAGAGCTTCCTGTGATCCTGATCAAATGCTTTACGCATCAGCTTCTTATACTGTTCATTGTACCTGCCTGAATTTAGCCAACTTTCTATGTCCACATACATTGAGTCGTTCTCTATCCAATCATCAAATTTCTTCGTGAAATCAGTTTTGAACCACTTTTCGAATTTAGCCCACATTCTAGGATCAGCCCTAACTTTATTTGAACAGGCGCGTAAAGACGCTGCAATTGCTGTTCTCTTACAATGATGTTTAGTGGTTGGGGATCTCCAATTTATGTGCTGCATGATGGGGAAAATTTGGTGTGTTCCATAGTGTTTGGTTTGCTCATAGTCACAAGGCATTTGTTTCCAATCATTGTCGATGTACTCTTCTTTATGTTTGCGTATACGTGGGTCTTTGATTCCTTTCATCTTCTCAATATCAAGTCTATCATTATCCACGACACATG